GGGCCACCGTTAAGTTGCTGCAGCATATCTTGATAGGCGCTTTGACTGCGCGAGACTTCGGGGCTGACATAGCGACTGGTTGTCGGATACGCACCGGGCACAGCGCCAGTTGTCGGAAGCGTCGTGTTCGTGAACGGCTGCGTGGGGGTGCTAAACATGCCAGTCGGCATGGGCGACCCGTAAGTCATCGGAGCAACGGGAGCCGTCGCGTAGGCGTTGGCTGGCGTCATGCCAGAACCCAGAAGAGGCGCACCGATGTCGGCAACAAGACCGCCCGTCGGTCCCCCAAGACCACCAGACGGCGCGGGAGTGCCCGCTGGAGCGCCGAGACCACCTGTCGGGGGTGCCCCATAGCCACTGGGCGTGTAACCCGGCTGTGCGGCCTTCTGGGCAGCCTGTGAGGCCATCGCAGCCATCAGCCCCTGATATCCCGCAGGCCGCACACCAGCGCGATTCAGGCCCGCCGAGAGCATCCCACCTCCGTAAAACCGCTCCCCAGCCCGGCCCGGCCCACCGCCGTTGAACATGTCACGAATGCTTGTGTAGCGCGCCGCACCCAGCAGACCACCCAGCAGACCACCGCCACCCGACGGCATGAACGCCTTGACCGAGGTAGGTGTCACGTTGCCCTGCCGACTGCCACCCAGCAGCCCGCCGAACAGCCCGCCCATCATGTTCTGAACACCCGGCGCGCCAGCCATGCTCTTCGGCTCGCCACCCCCGCCACCTGGCCCCCGTGGCCCCTGTGTCGCCTGCGTGGGCGTCGGGCTGTAACTCGACTGTTTCTCTGGCATCAGCGTTCCCTTTTCCTGCGCGCAGGGCGCGCCTTTCCAGCCTTCGACATGGCAATCGCAACCGCTTGGCGCTGCGGATACCCCTCACGCCGCAGCTTCGACACGTTGCTGCTTACAGTTTTGCGACTTGAGCCACGTTTTAACGGCATAAATCACCCCATTTTCTTGCACAAACATAACATTGAGCCAGAAATAAAGAAACCCCGCACCGAAGTGCGGGGCAAGTTGGGCAGGTTGCCCCACCAACAGAGAGGAAACTAAATGACGAAACTTCCCAACGTCACCGAGCACAGACACCCTTGCACGGCATCCCCACCCTGTCAAACGATTCCTCGAATGTTTCGCCTCAAGGACCGCTTCCAGCCACCCGTGAAACTCGTCCCGTAAGCCATCGTCGTGTGATCTGTCGCCAGGCACAGACACACCGCATCGGCTCGGTCAGGTGACTTCAGGCCACGCTTTTTGATGCTTTCCTTGCTTTCAACCTGAATTTTTCCCGTAGACGTGAACGAATACCGGGGCGAGGCCAGTTCCGCGAACAATTGCTCGTCCCTCGGCAAACTCACGTCCCGGTTCTCCAGCCATTCCTTCGCCTTGAACCACAGTTCCGCTCGCGTGTTGATGTAAGTCGCGTTGCTCGCAGCCCTCTCAGAGACGTTCAGACCCCTCGCAGGCAGCCCCAACTCCCTCAGACGGTCCAACACCCCCGCACCCAGCCCAATGCTGTCCACGATGATCTCCGCAGGCCTCAGATGCGGCGGTGACGTGTCATACTCCACCTTCACCGCGCCCGTAAGCTGCATCAGGTCCAAATTCCCCCACACCCGCAGCGGATGCACCACCGGCCCCTGGCGCTTGCACAGCACCGAACTGTCATTCCCGTGACGCGCCACGTCCAGCCCCCAGATCGCCGTCGTGTTATCGTCAATCCGCACCTCGTTGTGCATAGCATGCTCGATCAGATCGACCGGAATCACCGTATCATCTTCCGCAGGCGGGAAGTTCCCCAGCACGCGCACATGATACGCCGGGCTATCCTCCCCATAGCGCAGCTTCATCTCAGCCACAAAGTCATCACTGACCCTCGGGCTATCAATGCAACTCACATGCATCGTGTACCAATCGCCCCGCAAACGATGGTGCGTATCGTAAAACAGACCCGTATTCCGCGTCGGGTTCCCCGTCAGGATCGTCGTCGCACTATGACCAGACATCGATCCCGCAGCACTCTCAAACACAGCTTCCGGCACACCGCTCGCCTCGTCCGCAATCAGCAACACATGCGGACTGTGTACCCCCGCCAAGGCCTCTGGCTGTTCCGCTCGGCTCGTTCGGCAACTGATAAACGCATCCGCCGCACGGCTCTTCAACTCAATGCGATCAGCCTTTACCTCGATCAAAGACGCAAACGGCTCTTTCATCTGCTTGGCCATCCGCTTGACCTCAGAAAACAACGCGTCAAACAACTGAGCACTCGTCGGGGCAGTCATCACCACCTTACCAGGTACCCGCCAGATCAAATGCCACAGAGACGCCATCGCAACCGCGCTGCTGTTATGCGTCACATGGAAATCATCCGTCAGATACAGGCTGTCTTTCGCCTCAACCGTGATGCACATGCCGTCCAGCAAGCCAACCGGCTCAATGCTATCAATCCAACGCTTCAAATACCGTTCTTCACTGGCAGGCTTGAACGCCGCGCGCCGCTCCTCATGCGTAAACGGATTGTCCGGCACCTGTATCGTGGCACGATATGCCAGACGCCCATTCCGCAAGTTCCCATCCCCATCGCGGTATCGAGGTTGCTTAACCGCCTCCTGCTTCATCGCCTTGTAACCCAGCGAGCGAGCCAACCAAACGACATCATCCAGCAACCGCTCACTCGAACTGGAATAACCACAAGAACCGCTCGCCTGAACCTCTCCATCCCCATCCATCAAGCCTTCAAACAGTGCCCGACGCTGCGCAACGCCGGCATACTTGTAAGCGTCAGGAATGTATTTCTCCCAACTGCGGCACGCAAAAACCGGATCAGACTCCCAGTTCACCTTTGTGATGCCAACCGATCTCCCGTTCGATCTAGCCGTCACCCCACCATGATGCCGCGCAGCCAGTTTTTCGCGCACGGCAGGGCTGTCTTTGGCAATCACACCCCGACTACCATCACCGAGCCAAACACCCATCACATACGGATCAAGCGGCAAACCCTCCACATGAGCAAACCGCACCGCCCCCTGAATCGGTATCTCCCACTGCCGAGCCATGTTCGCCCCATTCGAGCGCTTTACACCCGCCGCAATAAGCCCCTGCGTCTCCATAAGCCGCCAGCCCAAACCCTTCCGACGGTCTTGCCTACCCTTCACAAGCCATTCATGCTCACCAGACACGACAACACTCGACCGATCGTCAAACGTCACCCGGTAATGCTCTCGCCTATAGTGATTCGTTGCAATCACCCGCGTCGGAACACCGTCAGCCCCGAACACGTAATCACCGATTTTGATGTCACCCCACCTCACCACTTTCATGCCCGTCGCCTCCAAATGACCATCCGGAGACAATGCCACCTGACACGGAATTAGGCAATCCTCATCAACACATTTACCTTTCCCCACACCGTGCCCTGATCGCACACTGACACGCCGCAACTTCGGGTCAGCCACAGTCTGCAAAAACTCCACCTGCCAAGGATCAGGATTAACACCCAACACCTCTTGCGCAAACAACACAGGCGCATTCCCACCACGCCCGTAGCGGTCAGCTAACTTGAGAAACGGATTGGCCTGTTGCTGGTCACTCATAAGTCAAAACCCTCAATGCGCTTCCTGGCATGATCAATTCGCCCTTGGGTTGCTCGCAGCTTCCCCAGGGCCTGCGCGTTGCTGCGCGGCGTGTGGTCCCGGCTGTAGAGCGTGGACTTCGGCATGACCTTGCCAGACAGCGGCTTGCACAGGTCTTCAATGCTGTCCCGTTCAGGCGGTGTGATTTGGCTGTTGAGCAATTCAATGTCCTCCGTTGAAGTCGATGGTGGCCTGCATCCGGTCGATGGTGTCGCAGCTCATAGGTCAAAACCCCCAATGCGCTTCTTTTCATAGCCTCGCACGATACAACATGCGGCTCTACAGCCAAGGTTACTGCTGGTAAATTTTTTTTTTTCGGGGGTAAGGGTAATTCGATCTGTGTCATCCGCCTGGGCAAAGGCCCCGCCGCCGGGATCGCAGGGGGGGCTTTTTGCGCCAGCGTTACCAGCGGTCAGGCGTCGAGATCGAGGCGAAGACTGACCATTTAACGCAATATGGCCTATAATCCGTATTATGTTAAATGTGATTTTGTTTGTTTTCAAACACTTAGCGTTTTCTGCGGCGCAGAATGTCGAGAATGTGCAATCTAAGCAGCAATGTAAGCGCTTACATCCTAGTTGCGAATGATTCGCAATTGCAATATCGCGCGCGCCCATACCCCCGACCGCTGCCGGTGTGTGATTTCGCCCTATTCCTCGCCTTCCTCCCACGCCTCAAGCTCCTCGTAATCACCTTCAAGCACAGCGCCCACCACCTCATCACCAACCAGTTCGGCCACCTGCGCATGCAGGTCTTCAATCCTCAACGTCACTGTCGTTTCGCGCTGGCGTACATCGTAATCCTGATTGAGTTTACCGGCCATCCACTTATCAGTATCGACCTTGAGCCTAGCCATGTTCACCAAAGCAGGATCATCCACGCCCTGCGCCGTTTCCACGGCTCGCGCAGCGTAGGCATGACCTGCTAGCTTGAGTGCGTCTTGATATCGATCTGCCCGTCCGTCTGCTTTGCGCAGGAACCTGTAGAAGATACGCAAGCCTACTTCGTATTCACGGCACAGGCTGTTGACGCTTTCGCCATTGGCGATCCGGTCGAAGATTGTATCCTCTCCGATCTGTTCCAGCTTGGCGATCTTCATGTCTCCGATTTTGGACATTGCCTTATCCCTTTCGTTTCCACAGCACCAACTGCACGCCAGTCTCTTGCCTCGTTGTCACACGCTTTGCCACTGTCCCACACCTGTACATGTACGCCAGGCGCGCGGATACGTTTGCCACGGGTAAGCCTATTAGTTCCGCTATTTGCCCTGACGTTGATTCTTTGTGCATGGCGTCGAGAAACCGCTTGTCCAGGTCCATAATCCCGTCACCGTAGTCTGGTCTCAGCACATAGTGCGTCAAGGGCCTTGTAACCGACTTCTGGACGCTGAGAGACTTTGAGACGACGCCACCCTCGATCAACCTCTTGAGGCCGTTACGCACCGACGTTTCTGACAGTTTGGTTACCTTTGTGATCCGCGCGACTGTCATGCGCTCACCGCAGTCCGCCATTGCGGTGACGATCAGATCGTTCTTTTCGGCCAGTGTGCCATCTGCGTATACCACGCCCGACTTCTTCTGCATTTCGCCCCTGACCCGCGCGTGCCGCTTTTCCATCTCGATGGCGTCTTTCAACATGAGTTCCCGATATCGATCTTCACCCAGAAGTTCGATGACCTTCGGCGCTGTTCCCCTGACGATTTTTGCCGCCACGCGATGCGCCTTTTCAATCGGCGTGTAACCTTCTCTCACAGTCATCTCCTTGTTTCATCCATGTCAATACAATGCCAAAACCA